TCAGGTTGTACATTTGATACTTTTATCTTATTTGTACTTGAGTACATTCCATGATCATAATGTCTAACAAAAACTTCTCTACCAGTAGTTGACTCATGAGAATCTGTAATTGTGGTAGATGCCCAAGAAACCTTGGTATTGCCACTATAGTAACTTAGTCCATATCCAACACCAAACGATTTTCCACTTGATGGACTGTTACTGAAATCTCCTTGAACATTGGACAAATACAATCTATTTGCACTACCAATTCCGGAAATAGTAATTCTTGCTCCTGTTCCTTTACCTGGATTTGAAGTTGTCGTAACCGCCGTTCCAGCTATAGTCACAACATCACCTTCAACATATCCATATCCAGGAGAAGTACTAGCAATACTTATATTTTTCAATGTATTTCCAATTCCTGTGGATACTTGAAGAACTAATCCAGTACCGACTCCACTTATGTTAGTTGCTGCTACATTTAAATTATTGATATTTGCAAAATAATTCTCTCCACCACTTATAGTAGTAATTCCAGTAACACTTGCACCAACACCGGTTATAATTGCCGATCCATCTATTCCATTAATAGAAGATGCAAGTCTTCTGCCAACAGTAAGAATGCCTGCAGTATCATTATCTGTTATTGTTTGAATTCCAATCCAACCAGTTTTAGGAGCAGCACTAATTGGATTGAATGGAAGATTTTGATTATATCCATTACTAATATCCATTGGGGGATTATAAAAATATGCTGTACCTGATTTTTCGGTAAACTCCGCTTTATATAATTTAAATTTAAGGTCTTGGAACTGATCTGTTGTCCAAATAGAACCATTTTGAGATTTGAACAGGGATCCGAGTGCAAATTGTTGTGTGTAGATAACTGCATCAACGTCGGGAAGAGTTGCTGAATTTACAGTCTTCTCTCCCATCACCGCAGTCCATACTTCATATGCATCACTATTTTCAGAAATCAATACTATTGCATATTCTCTTCCTGGTTCTAAGAAAATTGGTTCTGGGAACTTAACGTTTGTTGGAATATCTCCTGTTGGGGAAGTTTTTATAATCTGAACTTCATTACCATCTTCATCCACTTCTACAGGTCTAATAGTTACAGAAGGTCCTATTACCCTCAGAGTTGGTGTTCCCAACTCCATAGTTCTTACTTCAACTCTCACTGGAGCATTATTTTCATCAATGTTAGCAAAGAATAAATCTACAGAAGTTAAGAATACGCCTTTTGCATCTTCCTCAGTATCAATATTTGACTTTACTTGAACATTTCCACCAACTGTAAAACTTTGTGCAAGAGGATCAAAGAATTGAGTAAAGTTATTTGTTCTGGTATTGGTAGTTGTTCTAGTTATAGTAGTGATTGTTCTACGAACGGTAGTTACTGTAACTACTCTCTGCCAGACCTCAAGCGTTCCTGTTGAATTATAGGATGTTTCGCCAAAAGAAATTGCTGTACTTCCAGGAAGAACTTCAGCATTTGATTTACTAGATGTTAATCTGTAAGTCTTATTACCAGTTCTAATTCTTACTGAAGGTGATGGGGTTGTATTTGGATCTCTAAGGAAAAACGAACCAATCAGGTCACCATAATTATCGGATACTAAACGAACATCTTTTACATATGCTTCAGCACCACTTGTTTGTCCCTTAAGTTTCATTCCTGCAATAGCATATCCATAAAAATCTCCTTGAGCTTGCTGAGCCATAGAGAATGTATCAACATTTAAAACTTTGGATGTTGATGAATAAAGGGTGTCCGTAAATTCTCCTGATTGATATGGATTTGTATTATAAAAAGAATCTGGAGCATTAAAAGAACCACTCTTATGTCTTGGATGTGCTAATCTGAATCTAGTAACCTCTCTATCATTTATTGTTCCAACTACAGTTTCACCAATACTAAATGCTGAACTTGCCCCAGAAATTGAGAAATCTGGACCTTTAGATATCTCCAACATTTTTGGCATAAAATCAATGCCACTAGTGTTATCTAAGAATTGATAATATCTAGTTCTTGGTTTTAAGTTAGTTGCGTTTACATTAATGTTGCGAGATCTCATAAAGACCTCAGCAGAACTGGACCGCAGCACATTTGCTACAGATGTGCTAGTAGAAGTAACTACTCTTGAAGAAACACTTGTGCTAGTACTACTGCTATTAGTAACTCCCCTATTAACTGTTTGCCCTCTTCTTCTCCAGTTTGCAACTCTTGTAACATTAGTAGCAGTTCTGTTTTGAGTTCTATTATTTGTATTAGTAGTTGATGTATTAACTGTATTTGCCTGATTCAGTGTTGCCATCCATGTTTGTCTTACCCAGGTATCAACATTTGGAGTCAACTCGATATCACCAACATATAAAACAACGTTGAATGGATTAATGTTCTCAACTTTAGTTGCCAGCGGTTGCTCTAACCAATCAGATTCTTTATATGCTAATGTTAAAACATTACCGGTTTTTTGAATTGCCGGATCAAGTAATTCGAAATTAGTTGAAAGATCTAAGTTTTGTGGAGTAAAATTGGTAGAAGATGCTACTAAAGATTCTAAAGTATTTCTATTTACAATAGGTGTTACTTCTTCAACAGAACCATCTACAGAAATTAAACTTATATTAGTATCAATCCTGTCAAGGTTTCTGAAATTATCTACAAAGAATCCAGACTTAAATCTATCTCTTCCTTCAGAATCTCTAACTTCAATAGTTTTTGTATTGAGTTCGAGTAAAGATAATGAAGTAGTTTCCTCTAAGTTTTCTATTCTTCCCTCAAGTTCTCCAATATCTCTCATGGTGTATCTTCTATTATCAATTAATGTAATAGAAGCGTCTTCAGTGTTATATAAGTATGCTGGCATGTTTATTAATGCCAATTCCATGAAATTACCAAGTTTTTGTGGTGGTTGGGGATTCAAATCCGACTTACCCTTATCCACAATAAAATTACCTAAAGTATCAACATAAATTCTATCAATTCTTGGAAGATAGAATTCATATGATAATGATGATACTTCATCTGGTGCTAAAATGACAGATGGTAATGACGAAAATGCACCTGTTCTTGCTGAAAAATCAAATGGCGATTTATCTGTTGCTGTAAATTGACTTACTCTTGGTCTAAAGTCTAAAGTATCAGATGCTCTAATGGCATTTAC